ATCAGGGGCAGCGGGACATTATCAGAGCCCGAGCAAGAGACTTGGAAAGAAACTCAGACCTGGCCGAAGGGATTATTGGCCCCTTAGAGCGGAATGTTGTGGGCACCGGCATCAGGCTTCAGGCCAAGATTATAAATGACGATGGGACCGAAAACGAGGATCTTAATAAGCAGCTTGAGGATCTCTGGGAGGAATGGACCAGGGCAAGAAACTGTGATGTGACAGGACAGCAATCTTTTTATGAAATGCAACAAATGGCCGTAAGAAGGACCGCCGTAGATGGCGGTATATTTTTTACCAAAGCTTATACCAACAGCGGACCCGTACCATTAAGCCTGCAGGCCAGAGAAGTTGACGAGCTTGACGCTTCCAGAGTAAGCTTTGCGGGCATGGCCGGTAACCGCATAGTCGGAGGTATTGAGCTTGATAAATACAATAAGCCGGTAGCTTACTGGTTTAAAAAGTTCACTCCTGACGGTTACTGGACTGGAGAATCAGAACGCATAACAGCTGATAAAGTTGTTTTCCTTTGGAAGAAAAACAGACCCACGCAAATCAGGGAAATATCTCCCTTGGCCAAAACTCTTCCTCGGGTACGGGATGTCAATGAGTTTATTGAAGCTGTATCGGTCAAGGAAAGAATTCTTGCTTGCCTTGCTGTATTTATAACAAAGCAAACCCCAACAAACGTAGGCCGGGGAATTAAGGTTGATGAAAAAAGCGGATATGAGCAAAAGACACTTACTCCAGGGATGATTCATAATCTGCAACCTGGCGAAAAAATAGAAGCAGTTAACCCCTCTGGACAGTCTAGTAACGCCAAAGACTTTATTTCCATACAGCAGCGCATGGCTGGAACCGGGCAAGGCTTGTCTTATGAAGCGGTTTCCCGTGATATGTCCCAGGTGAATTACAGCAGCGCACGACAGGGACTCCTCGAGGATCAACGGACATATGCCATGTGGCAGCAGTTCTTGATCGAGCATTTCTGCCGGGAGATTTACACAGAATTTGTGATTTCTGCGGTGCTTGCCGGGCAGATCAATATTCCGGACTTTTGGCAGAACAAGAAAAAGTACCTCAAACATGCCTGGATTCCCCCGGGTTGGACCTGGATTGATCCGATGAAAGAGGTAATGGCAAATAAAAATGCCCTACAAACTGGTCAGGACACCCTGGCAAATCTATGTGCCCAGAGTGGTAAAGACTGGCGGGATGTACTTAAGCAACGGGCAGCGGAGATGAAACTAGCTAAAGAGTTGGGAATTGACATAACGGGGGGTGATAAGAATGCCCAACAAACCCAAAACGGGAATACAGCCGGAACGAATGCTTAGTTATGATATCAGAGCGGTAAAGGACGAAGAGCGGAGAGTTTCGCTCTCGTTTTCTTCTGAGCAGCCTGTTTCCCGTTGGTTCGGTCAGGAGATATTGGCCCACGACGCAGGAGCGGTTGATCTCGAACGGTTAAATAATATCGGCGTGTCCCTTTGGAATCATAACCGGAATTATGTTCTTGGCAGAATTGAAAATGCCAGACTTGATGCGAGTGAGCAAAAAACTTATGCAGATATAGTTTTCGACGATGATCCTGAAGCTGACCGCATTTATCAAAAAGTTAAATCAGGAACATTAAAAGGAGTGTCAGTCGGATACTCGGTTGATGTCTGGGAGGAAGTAATGCCCGGTAAAAAATCCAGCAATGGACGGGTTACCGGCCCTGCCTATGTAGCTACCAAATGGGCACCTCTTGAAATATCAATTGTTTCCGTGCCTGCCGATGACAGTGTGGGCGTAGGCAGGGAAATGGAAGAACCTTGGAAGAGTAGGGATGCTCCTGGTCAGTCATTATATGAGCGGCAACTTCAAGTTAACAAAAATTATTTGTAGGAGGATAAGAAACATGGGCAAAAAAGAGAAACTTCAAGCAAAGTTGGCTAGGCAGCAGGAAGTTATAAATGGTGCCAAAACCGCACAGCGTGACCTAAACCCGGAAGAACAGGCTGAATTCGATGCTCTGCAGCGTGAAATTGATACTCTGAAAACTGAAATTGCCGATGAAGAAAGGGCATTCGAGGCCAAGACCGAAACCGAAAGGGCTATTCAGGCTGAACGGCTGCGCGCTTCTGAAATCAATGCGCTTTGCAGGGACTTTGAAGCCGATCCTTCTGAGTACATTAACTCCGGCTCAACAGTGGATCAGGTAAGGACTGCTATCCTGGAGAAACTCAAAACCGAAAGAACACCATCAGCAGCCCCCGCCACTGGCGCAAGGGTAGAAAAAGAAGAGGCTGACAAGATCAAGGAAGCTGCTTCTGACGCCATCTTGCTCCGGGCTGGCAGAAGTATTGAGAAACCGGCTGAAGGTGCCAGGGAACTCCGGGGAATGAAACTCCGTGACCTGGCTGTTGATTGCCTGGTTAGAGCAGGGAGGGCTAACGCTCACCGTCTTGATGATGAACAGCTTTTCCGCGAAGCGCTGACTCCCGATAGCCAATTTGCGGGCATCCTTAACAACGCGGTTAATAAAAGCATGGCTACAGCATACAGGGCAGCCACAACCACATACCAACGTTGGACCGGCAGGGGGTCTAATCCGGACTTCAAAGCGGCAACACACTACCAAATTTCCGAGGCCGGAGCCTTGCTGCCAATGACTCAAAATGGCGAATTCAAGTTTGACCAGGCTCAGGACCAGGGCGTTAACAAGGCAGTGGCCACCTTTGGCCGTTCCTTCGGCTTCACCAGGCAGGCGCTGATTAATGACGATATTGGCATCCTGACCCGTATTCCTGAAGCCTATGTAAGGGCAGCCGGGCGCGGGATCAACGCTCTTGTCTACCTGATGCTGGGCACAAATCCTGTTATCTTCGACGGCCAGAACCTTTTCACTGCAGGCGCGCCACACAATAACCTTGCAGCAATTGCCGCTGCCATAGCTGTTGGTCCTATTGGACTCGGCCGCGCTGCTATGCGCACACAGCGTAACCTGAGAGGATTAGAGACATTAAATATCGGCCCTCGGTTTTTGATTGTACCGGCAGCCCTGGAAACTGTTGCACAACAGTTCTTGTCAACAGCTTTGCTTGCTACCCAGCAGGCCGTAATAAATCCGTTTGCCGGTAGCCTCGAACTGGTGGTTGATGCCGAACTTGACGCCCTAACAGCTCCCGCACCGTTCCCGTGGTTCCTGGCCGCTGATCCAGCTGACATTGATACAATTGAGGTTACCTACCTGAATGGCGATGACATGCCTAAACTTGAAAGTCAGGTTGGTTTTGACTTCTTGGGAATTAAGTGGAGAATTTACATCGACTACGGCGTAACAGCTCTTGATTATCGCGGCTTGTATATGAACGCTGGAGCCTAATCTTAGGCTCCTTTTTAAATTAAATCTTAAGGAGGAACTTACATGCCTTACATTCAAAAAGGTGAAAAAATTGATTATATTAATCTCGGAGCACCAATCCTTTATGACTCAGTTGTTAATTTAACAACAAGAATTGCAATTGCAGCCGAAACCATTGCTACAGGTGCCACAGGGTCAATCTATGTAACCGGCGTCTTTGAATTACCGGCCATCAACAACGCTGGGTTTGCAGTAGGAGACACATTATACTGGGATCCTGTTGCTTCAAACCTTACAAATGTGGCAGTCGGAAATATCCCCGCTGGCTGGGCAACCGAAACCAAGCTGCTTGCGGCCGCAATTGCCCGGGTGCGGTTATGCGACAATTCATATGTACAGCAACCATTTGTGCTTCCGGCCGGAATGTTTGTCCCTGGCCTTCGCTTCACGGTAACTTATCCTCAAATAGCCGCTGCGGACGCAGCAAAAACATTTTGGATCGCTCCTGCGCCATGTTCGATTGTTTCTGCGCAGGAAAGACATGTCACTGTTTCCAATGGAGCTTGTACGTTGCAGATAGAAAAACTTAACACCGGCGAAGCACCGGGTGCGGGCGATGAGATTTTAGCGACAGGCTTTGATCTTACAAGCGTTGCCAATACTCCTGTTGAAGATTTGGCAGTAGCAGACGGCAAAGAGGACCTTGTAAAAGGGGACGCACTAGCCGTAAAAGTAGGCGCTGGAGCTATCGTTGGT